GCATCTGCGCCTCGCTCAGCCAGAACAGATCGCTCATCCCGGTTCCCTTCATCACCGCCAAGGGAACCACTCCGAATCACATCATCCCGCGTCGCTCAAAGAACTTTATGGGTCCGAACCCTAGAGCGCGAAGCGCCGCCAGCCCTGGGCGCGCATCCAGTCGAGCCAGCCCTGCCAGTAGGGCTGCCACTCGCCCTTGCGATGGATCAGGCCGAGGTTCACCAGCACCTGGCCGTCGGGGCGCAGAGCGGCACCGAGATGCTGGAACACCCCCCGCATCAGCGCGTCCCAGTCCGAGACGCCGCCCGTCGAGTAGTTGCGCTGGCTGCCATAGGGCGGGCTGGTGAACAGCAGCGCCGCGCGGTCCGCGTCCATCACCCGCGCGACCGAGGCGGCCTCGGTGCTGTCGGCGCAGAGCAGCCGGTGCTCGCCGAGCAGCCAGAGGTCGCCGGGGCGGGTGACGGCCTGGCGCGGCGGGTCCGGTTCGGTGTCGGCGGGGTCCTCGGCCGGCGCGGCCGCATCCGCATCCGCCTGGTTGCCAGGAACGGGCGCGGCACCGCTGGCAACCGCCGGGCTGGCAACCGTGCCGTTGCCAGGCTCGGTTGCCACCGGATCGAGCCCGGCCAGCAGCCGCTCGATCTCCGCGCCGTCGAAGCCGGTCAGCGCCAGGTCGATGCCGCCCATCTCCTGCAGCTTCACGAGCTCCGCCTCCAGCAGCGCCTCGTCCCATCCCGCATTCAGCGCGATGCGGTTGTCAGCCAGCCGCAGCGCCGCCTTCTGCGCGGGCGAGAGGCCGGCGCGGACGATCGTCGGCACGCTCGCAAGCCCGAGAGACTGCGCCGCCAGCAGCCTGCCGTGGCCGGCGATGATCTCGCCCTGCTCGTCCACCAGCACCGGGGCGACGAAGCCGAACTCGAGGATGCTGGCCGCGATCTGCGCCACCTGCTCAGGCGAATGCGTGCGCGCATTGCCGGCATGGGGCAGCAGGGAGGCGAGGGCGCGCGCCTCGACAGCGCTCGCGGCCCAGGGGGCTTCGGGCATCGGAACCTGTGCGGTGCTGGTGGCGTCGGGATCAGCGCGCCGCCTCTGGCAACCGGGCGGCGCTGGCAACCTCAAAACACGGCCTGACGCTGGCGGAGTTGCGCGCGCTTGCTCCCTGCATACGCCAGGCCCAGGAAGGACCCTGCGATGCGGGAGCAACCGTCTCGATCGAGCGCCACTGCGGCTCAGCAGCCGCGGGGCAATCGCAGATCTTCAAGGTGCGGGCAGGATAGGACGAGCGGACTCCAGAGCGCAACGCGACATTCCTACGCGGCACTTCTTTTGTTTTCGCTCGGTGCGAGGATTGGGCGTGTTGCGGTCATGCAGCCCCGTTCCTCGGCAGCAGGCCGAAATGCCCCGCGAGCACAGCGAGCGTCGCCACCAGCATGCCCTGTGCCTGCGGCGGCGAGACCGGGCGTCCGCCCCAGCCCTGGCGCATCGCCCATTCCCGCACCGACATCTCAAGCCCGACGACATGCCAGGCGCAGGAGCCGGCGGCGCTGTCATGGCCTCCGAGCGCGTCGAGCGCATCGGCGACCCTTCGGCGCGCATCAATGGTTCGTTCCGACAGAGCCTTGGCGGTCTTGCCCGGCAGCCGGACCAGCGGCGAGCGCGACATGCCGTCGAGCGCGGCCGCGCGGAACAGCCTGCGGAAGACTCCGCCCGCGTCGTGCATCTCCTGCGTGATGGTCCCGTTGGCCAGCATCATCCCCAGGGTGTCGACGGCGCGGCGGTGCAGGACGGGCGCGCCGGTCTCCGGATCGGCCTCGCGCACGGGTTCGGTGAAGTGGCCATGCTGCAGGCGCCACTTGCTCGGCGTGCCGAGGCTCTCCTGCTGGACGCGGGTCTTCCTCCTGCGCTTAGCGGCCATGGGTCGCGCCTCCATTCCGCGGCCCCCAGCGCCGCGTGGCTTCGTTGGTGAGGGCCTGGCGGAGCCAGGGATCGGCGATGTCCTCGAGGCGGAGGGCGACGACGCCCTGCTCGCGCCAGACCCGGCGGCGCATGGCCTCGAGATCTGCCGGGCTGGCCGGGCTCGGCTCGCGGCCGAGCGGGCAGCGGGGGGACGCGGGCGCGCCGGGCAGCGTCACTGGACACCGCCCCGGGCGTCGGTCGCCCACAGCAGCAGGGCCAGCGCATCCGCCTCGTTGTCGTCCGCTGGCGCGAAGCCGCGGGCCCGCATCGCCGCGATGACCGCGTCCTTGCCGGCATTACCCTTGCCGGTCGCGAAGCGCTTGATGGTGCCGACGGGGACGCCCTGGTAGGGGACGCCGGCGCTTTCGCACCAGGCGGTCAGGTGCGCGAGAAAGCCGCCATAGCCATGGGCGGCGGTGGTGCCGGCGTGCCGCCGCACCTCCTCGAAGACGACGCTGCCGAGCGGGCCTGCGCTGGCGGCCATGCTGTCCAGCCAGTGGCGGAAGCGCAGCCAGCCCATGCCGCCGCCCTCGAAGCGGCTGGGGCGGAAGGCGGCGGTGCCGGAGGCGATGCTGCCGTCCGTCAGTCGCACCGCCCAGCCGGTTGTGGTGCCGAGGTCGAGGGCGAGGACGGCGTGCTGCCGAAGCGCGACGGGCAGCGGGGCGGCGATGGGCGGCCCGCTTGCGTGGGCCGCGGGCATGGGGAGAGTCAGGGGAGCCATGAGGTCTCCGGGAGGGGATCGTCGTGGTCGGGGCACCCCACCGGGCGTTCGCCCGGTGGGGTGCCCCGTGGGGGCGGCGACGGCGCGGTTCTTGGCGGAGCTCGCCGTCGCTGCCCGGCTGTGGGCGGACGATCGGCGCTCGGGGGGCCGGTGGGCCACGCTTTCGTTATGGTGACGCAACTGACACAGGCTCCGGTTATCCCCGTTCGCGTGCGCGCGCGTGCGCGCGTGACGGCGATTACGAAGCGCTGTGTCAGTTGCGTCACCGTAAGGAGTTCGTGGTGGGGGTGCATCTTCCGCATGGCCACCCGCCGCTCAGAACTGCATGGGGTCTGACGGGGCGATCGGGGCCTTGACGCGCAAGCCTCGGAAGGCACGCGCTGTCCTCTCACGGTCGCGGGCGAAGTTCCGGTTCAGCAGACTGTCGGAGAACCGCCGTACCGATCCGACGTATTCGCCGTTGGCTTCCGCCCAGGCCCTCCAGCTTGCGAACAATGCGGCGGTGGTCTCGACGTGGTTTGCGATGCGCTCGCAGCACTCCTCGATCCAGCGCCCCAGCGCGTCCTCCGCCTCGAAGTATTCGTCGGTGGCGGCCAGCACGCTCGCCGGGGGCCGAAGGCCGATCCGCTGCCACTCGAGGCAGCCCTCGATCGCCCAGGCCAGGATGCCGTCGCGCTCCGCCAGAAGCCGCTCGGGCAGGCGCTGGTCGCGCTGGGCGGGCGGGATGGTGACCGTGAAGGGCACCATGTGCAGCCGCCGCCGCATCGCCTCGTCGACGTTGCGGATGGACGGCTTGTGGTTGCCCGCGACCAGCAGCTTGAACTGCGGGGTGAACTCGAAGAAGTCCTGCCGCATGAAGCGCGCGGTGATGCGGTCGCCCCCCGTAAGTGCCTTGAGCTTGCTCTCGGCCCACCGGCTGCCCTGCTCGGTCTCGATCGAGGTGACGATGCGGGCGCCGCGCAGCCCGGCCATGTCGGTCGGGTGGCGATCGCCGCTGGTCGCCATGAACATGTCCATGGGCGCGACGGTGGCGTAGTCGCCAAGCAGGGCCGTCAATGTGTTCGCGAACACCGATTTGCCGTTGGCCCCGGTGCCGTAGAGGAAGAACAGAGCGTGCTCGGTGGTGACGCCGGTGAGCGCATAGCCGACCACCCGGCGGAGGTAGGCCTGCAGCTCGAGGTCCCCGCCCGTGACCTGGTCGAGGAAGGCGAGCCAGGCCGGGCAGTCGCCGCCCGGTGCCGCGCTGGTGATCTTCGTCATGCAGAGGCTGCGATCGTGCGGGGCGAGCGCGCCGCTGCGCAGATCCACGATGCCGGCCGGGGTGTTCAGCAGCCAGGGATCGCGGTTCCAGACCTCAGCGGTGGCGGCGTGGCGGCGATCGGCGCGGGCCAGGCGCTCGACGGCGGCGACGGTTGCGGCCTGGGAGAGCTTCGTGCGGACCCTGGCGTTGTTGGTGCGGTTGGCTGCGGCGCGGCAGACGTGGCGGGCGAGATCGAAGGCGCGCAGCGTGCCCTCGCGCTCCCAGCGCGTTCCGGTCCAGGTGAGCCAGGCGCCCCAGACGGCGACATGCCGCCAGTCCTCGCCGTGCCGCTGGCTGAACTCGGCGGCGAGGGCGTCCTCGGTGAAACCGATCGGCAGCGGGCCATCCTCGCCCGGCCCATCGCCCTCGGCTACGGCTTGGTCGGGCTCGCCTGCACCTGTGCCGGGGTGACTGGCCTCGGCGCGGCGCCACAGCCGCTCCGCCTCCTGGCGCAGCCGCTCCTCGGGCCATGGCGGGGCGATCCGCGCGGCGTTGTAGTCCCGGATCTCCTGCCAGGCCTGGGCGGCGGTGACGACGCCGTCCTGGCAGCGGCGGATCCAGTAGCCGATGATGCGGGAGAGCGCCTCGAAGCGGGTGACCCCGTCAGCGCCGCCTTCCCGAACCTGCTGCCCGAAGAGTTCGGTGACGTCGCCGCGGCCGGCGCCGTTGAAGTCGAGCGGGTCTTCCGTCGGGCCCGGCGCCACCTCGCTGCCCACCCCCGGGAGCGGCGGCATGGCGAGCACCGCCTCGGCGAACTCCGTGAGGTCGCGGTCCACGCCGCCCGAGGAGAGGATGGCGACCAGCCTCGGCTGCCCGCCCTTGGCGTGGAGAGACCCGGCGACGCGGATCGGCTGGTGCGCCGAGCGGAAGGCCGGATCGCCGCCGACCTTCACCGCGATGGCGTGGCGCAGCCGGCAGACCGTGGCCAGGTCCTCGCCGGTGGCCGGCTCGGTGAGCCGCCAGTAGAGGTGGAGCTTCGTCTGAGCCTCCGGGGTGACGCCGCCCGAGGCGACCTCGAGGCTGGGCAGGCCAAGGTGCTGAAGGAGGTGCGCCCGCTTGGCCGTGATGTCGCCGCCGTCAAGATCGACCAGGACGACCTGCATCTGCACGACGTGCTCGGCGCTCGCCTGGCCGGGTGCTGCGACCGTGCCGGGGATGACGTAGAGCGCCATGCCCGCCTCGGCGGCCCACTGCGCCTGGACGGCGAGCTTCGCCGGCAGTTCGGCATCGGCGGGCAGGAAGGGGGTGTGCGGCGCGCGGTCGGGCCCGCCCTTCTCGGCCAGCGCCCGGACGGCAACCCAGCCTTCGCACCAGCCGAAGACCATCTCGGCATAGGCCGCGATCATCGCGGCATCGGGGGCGACTGGCATGGGCGGGGTCCCCTCGGCGGCGCTCATGACCAGCACCGCCTGCGCCAGGGGCATCGGCTGCACTCGCTGTGCTCGGGCTCGGCGGCGACGCGCGGCAGCCACTCGCCGGCGTCGCAGGCTTGAAGGACGCGCACTGCCTTGTCGCTGGTGGCCTGGGCGAGCGCGCCGTCGAAGGGCACCAGCTCGTGGTGGAGCTCGGCGGTGTCCTTGTTGACGGCGGTGAACAGGGCCGGCGCCTCGGTCAGGCCCATGTAGGCCTGGTAGAGCGCGATCTGCGCTGCGTAGATCGGCTTGGCGGCGGCCACCCCCCGCCGGACGATCTCCCGCCAGTTCCGGGCGTTGGCCGACTTGCACTCCCACAGCGCCGGCACGGCGACGATGGCCTGCGCTGGCGCCGGAGCCGCGACCACGACCCCGTCGATGTGCCCCTGCACGCGCCCGCCGGCGACGGAGAAGCCGAACTGCTCGCCGCTGCGGTTGCGGGTGCGCAGGTCGAAGCCGGCGCGGCGGAGCCAGCCGATGGCCAGATACTCGAACACATGCCCCACCGCGAAGACGCGGAGCGCCTGGCCCGAGAAGCCGGTGTCGGGGTCGCGCGGGACATCGAGGAACTCGTACTGCAGGCGCCGCGCACAAGCGTCGCCGAGCCGCGAGCCGCCGAGATACGCGCGCCGCGGGCGCGTGCCGTTCTCCGCCACCAGCGTCGCATCGATCAGCGCGTTGATCGCCTCGGCCGGCGTCGGCGGCTTCGGGCGGTGATTGAAGTCGAGGCTGCCCTCCGTCATCAGAACGGGACCTCCGGCGTCGAGGGGGAGGCGGTGGCCCGCATGGCGTCCTGGAAGGTGCCGACCGCGACCTCGGCCAGCGTCAGCACCTGCTGCTCCGAGAGCGCGTTGAGCGGCGCGGTCCAGCCGATCTCGGCCATCACTTCGGCCATGGCGCGCACCGCCACGCGCAGGGCGACGCCCTCCTGTTCGGTGAGGTCAACCATGGCCGGCGCCTCCCGGGCGGCGCGCAGCGTCCACCAGCCCTGGCAGCTGATGGAGCAGAACGACGCCGAAGGCCGCGGCGGCCGCGACGGGGTCGGGTCGAACCAGCGGAAGCCGCGCGCCGGCCTCCGGCAGAGGGCGCAGAGCGAGCGCGGCGCTGGGGCGAGCGGCATCGCGCGGCAACACCCTCATGCTGCCCTCGCGATGCCGTTCGGGAAGACCGCGGCCAGGATCTGCGGCCGGTGCCAGAGGAAGTTCAGCCGGCAGTTCGCCGCATACTTCGACAGCCCGAAGTCGAGCGCCGGATCGGCGTCCCCGGCCTTCACCAGCAGCTCGCGCTGGCGCGGGCTGGCGGGGTGGTTCAGCCACAGCCGGCTCTTGGTCGCCGCCGCGCTGGTCTCGGCTTGGCGCAGGAAGTCGTCGGCTCCGGCCAGGACCTGGGCACGCTCGCCGACCCCGAGATGCCGCAGGCGCCCCTGGCGCAGCTTGCCGACGGCGTGCCAGTGCTCCCCGTCGAAGAACACCCCGGCCCAGGCGTCGAAGCCGGAGGCGATCATCGCGTGGCCGTCGCCATGCATGTCCCACCAGCGGAAGGGCGAGCGGTCCAAGAGGTCGATCTCGGTCAGCGCGAAGCGCTGCAGCGGGCGCTTCTCGCGGAGCTTCCGCTCCCAGAGGTGGCCGCAGAAGGGGCAGGCGATGGTGCCGAGCGGCACTTCCGCCGCGCAGTCGGGGCAGGTCTTGTAGGACGCCTGGCCCGGCTCGGGCTCCTCCTCCTCGGCGAGGGTCCCGTCATGCTCGATGGAGCCGTGCCGCTGCGCGGCCCCGGCGAAGTCGAGCACGATGCAGTCGGTCTTGATGACGCCCGGGAAGCGCTCGGGGTCCACCTTCCGCAGCCCGCGACCGATCGCCTGGACGAAGGTGCCGCGGTGGAGCATCGGGCGGAGCACGACGATGCAGCCGACCGGCTAGCTGTCGAAGCCCTCGGTCAGCACCATGCAGTTGGTGATCACCTGCACCTCCCCACGGTCGAAGCGGGCGAGCAGCACCGCGCGCTCCTTCGCTGGCATCTCGCCGGTCACCGTCTCGGCGGTTATCCCCGCAGCGCGGAAGGCGTTAGCGACCGCCTCGGCATGGGCGACGGTGGCGCAGAAGGCGATGGTGCGGCGGTCGCCGGCCCGCTCGCGCCAGTGCTCGACCACCGCCTCATTGACCACCGCCCGGTTCAGCACCTTGGCGGCGGCGTCCATGTCGAAGTCGCCGGCCGTCGCGCCGAGCTGATCCAGGTCGTCGGAGACACCGACATCGATGGTGAAGCTGCGCGGCGGCACCAGGATGCCGTCTGCGATCAGGGCCGAGATCGGCAGGTGGTAGGCGATGTTCGAGAAGGTCTTGCGGAGGCTCCGCCCGTCGCCGCGCTCGGGCGTGGCCGAGAGGCCGAGCAGCTTGATATTCGGATTGGCGGCGCTGGCGTCGGCGATGATCGCCTGGTAGCTGTCGGCGGCCGCGCGGTGGCACTCGTCGATGACGAGGTGCGAGACCTTGCCCATGCGGGCGCGCCGCGCGGAGCGCGCCAGCGTCTGCACGCTGCCGCAGACGATCTGTCCGGACCAGTCGTCGCGCTCGGCCTTCACCACTGAGGCGGAGAGGCCCGCGACGCGGCCGATGGTGGCGCGGTTCTGCTCGATCAGCTCGTCCGTGTGCTGCAGCACCAGGAAGCGAGTGCCGGGCTCTGCCGCCGCCTCCTCGCCGATGTAGAAGCCGGCGACGGCGGTCTTGCCGGCGCCGACCGGCAGGGCGACCAGCGTGTTGCCGTGCGCCGCGGTCTTGGCGCGGGCGGAGGCGACCGCCGCCCGTTGGTAGTCGCGCGGGATCATGGCGGGCCTCCCGCTCAGCGCGCCCAGAAGGGCGCGTTGCCCGCCGGGGCGGGAGGCTGGGCCGCTGCCCAGGGCGGCGCGGCGCCCCCGGCCGCCGGGGTCGTCGGGCCGGGCAGCATGGGCTGCGCCGCCCCCATCAGGCGGCCGTAGTCGGCGTGCTCGGGCCCGATCGCGGCGGCGATGACGTTGCGCCCCGGGCCGCGCGGGTCGTCGCGGTCCTTCTCAACGCCGATCCGGGCGAGGAACTCCATCCCGTTCAGGTCGCCATAGCCGCGGATGGTGCGCGCGGCGCGGGCACGGTCGGACGTGTCCTTGGCGGCGATGCCGCGCGCGCTCTCCAGGATCCCGCGGATCAGGAAGCGGCCGCGATTGGCATAGGTGTCGTCGCCCTGGCCGCCCTTGCCGCGCAGGACGATGCGCGTGAAGACGCGCCGCCGCGCGTGCGGACCCTCCAGGATCACCGCCTCGGTGTTGAGGTATTGCGCCTCGCTGGTGCGGCTCTGCGTCACCCAGCCCTCCGGGCCGACGCCGCCCGGCCGGATGGTGAGGCGGACCTTCGCCAGCGTGCCGGCGGGAATGGGCTCGAAGGCGTCCTGCTGCGCCTCGGCGCCGTTGAAGTCGTGCGTGAAGCTGCCGGACATGGCTCAGCCCTCCTGCGCCGTCGTGCTGATGGTGGGGGTCGCGGGCGCCGCCGCGGGCAGTGCGACCTGGAACTGCGCTGCGGGCGGCGATGCGAGCGGACGGCGGATCTTCTCCATCAGCCGGCCGAGATGCGGCTCCTCGATCGTGGCGAGGCGGCCGCTGCGATCCTTGGCCGGGTAGCCGAAGGGGTTGAGCGTGGTGCAGATGAAGGCGCGGTACGGCGCCTCCTTCTCGCGCGGCACCTCGGCGAGGGTGATCACCTCATCGACGATGCCCGGGAGTTCGAGCCCGGTCTTGCTCCCCTCGATCTGCAGCGAGAAGTAGGGGCGGTTGAAGTCGTCGAGCTGCTTGTTGAGCAGGCCGACCAGCCAGACGTTCTTGTCCGGCACGTGCTGCAAATGCGTCAGCCAGCCGATCATCTCCTGGCCGAGCAGGCCGTAGGCGCCGCGCAGGTCGGGCCTGCCGCTGCGATCCGACACCGCCTGCGGCTGGCCCTTGCACCATTGCAGGCAAAGGCGCGAGGCGACGGTGATCGAGTCCACGAAGATGGTGTCGTACTTCGCCAGCTGCTCCGGGCTGCCGAAGGCGGCGCAGACACGCTGGTAGTGCGCCGCGCCGTAGGGCTGGTCGTCCCGCATCGCCGGGTTCGGGCCGCCGATCCAGCAGGCGAGGTCGCGCGCCATCTCCCAGCTGCGCACGCGCACCTCGTCGCCGGGCCAGCCCTGCACGGCGAGCTCGCCGGCCTCGAGGTTGATGAACAGCGTCCGGCCCGCGTCCAGCGTCCAGAGCTGCGACGTCTTGCCGATGCCGGAGATGCCGGTCAGCACGCCCTTGATGCCGCGCCGCTCGGCGATCCGCTCATCGGCGGTGATGATGCGGAAGCCGCCCGCGGGCCGGATGTCGAAGGGCGCGCTCACTTGCAGCGCTCCTCGAGGCGGACGGCGGCCTCTACCGCAAGAGCGGCGCCGCGGGCGCCCGCACGGCGTGCGCGGTCGTGCAGCTGCCTGAGCGCGGTGACGCGGCGCAGGATCGCATCCGCCTCGTCACCGAGCGCCTGGATGGCGAAGGCGACGTCGTCCGCCGTCGCGTCGGTGAGCGCCTTGCTCAGCGGCTGGCCGTACTCGCCGAGCTCGCCGGTGCGTAAACTGTCCGGCAGGTCGGCCAGCGCGTAGGAGGACTCGCGGAGCCGCTGCAGCGGCGTGGTGGTCTTGAACATCAGGACTCCTGTGTCGTCGCGCTCCTGTTCCGTCGATGAAGGTGCTGCCGGGCCCCGACGCGGCGGAGCAGACCGTCCCGGTATTCCCGCCTCGCGGCGGTGTTGCATTTCCGGGAAGACCCGGCAGGAAAGCCGGGTACGGTCAGGCGGCGGAGGTCTCCTGGCGCTGGGCCTGCTCGAAGGCCTCGATGTCCTCGAGGCGATAGGCAATCCGCCCGCCGAGCCGCAGGAAGGGTGGACCCTGGCGCTGGGAGCGCCAGCGCTCGAGGGTCCGGACCGACATACGCCAGCGCGCGGCGAGATCGCGCTGGTTAAGATGGCGCGCGGTCGCGCCATCCAGCCGTCCGCGCGGGGTGTGGTGCGTGCTCATGCCGGGCACCTACCGGCGCGATGGTCGAAGTGTCGGGGCGCTGCAACGTATTCCCGCAAACCGGCGCGCTCCGCGAGGCGTCGCAACCGGCGCGCGTTCTCATAGATGGTGGAGCGGTGCAGGCCGGCTTCGGCCGATGCGGCGCGCAGGTTTGGCGTCAGCAGCAGATCGCAGCAGCGCCGCAGCGCCGGAGGAAGCCCTTCGAGGAAGCTCCTGACGTCCACGGCAAGCGCCTGGTCGGCTTCCGAGACCGCCTGCGGATCGGGGAGGCTGTCCGCCAGCATCGGGCGCTCGGCGCCATCCTCGCCTTCATCGAGGCTGAGGTGCTGGCGCTCCGCGTGCAGGCGTGCCGTGGAGCAAAGCAGCGAGGCGACGCGGTGCGCGATGACGCGATCCGCGAAGGTCGCAAAGCTTGCGCGGCTGGGGTCGAAGGCGCTGCGCCGGCGCCAAAGATCCAGGAACAGATCCTGCGCGATGTCGTCGGCATCCATGCCGGGGATGCGGCCCTGTCGGGCCAGACGCTTCGCGGTGTGGCGGATGTGCTTGAGGATGCGCGCGTCGAGCGTCGCTTCCCGGGTAGGCTGCTCCATGATGCCTCGCCGTCGATCGAGGACGGGCTCGCGGCCCGAACGATCGCGACCGGCGAAATTTCACCGACAGACCTGGGATCAGTGCCGGCGAACGGCGGCTTGCGCGGCGAAAGCCGGCGGACTCAGGGCGGAGGCGGCGCGAAAAAAAGTGCTGATGGCGCCGGATGGCGTCGGTGACAATTCATCGCCGCGGGCGGGACATCCGGACGGCCTTGGGTCGCTCATCCCGCATCACGAAGGCAGTCTGGTAGCTTCTATTCCTGCGATCCCATCGGATGGGGTCCCCCAGCAGGCGGAAAGCCTCACGAAGCCGCCTCGAGAGGGCTTGCTTCTCCTTTTTGTGCTTCTCGACGAGATCGGCCCTCATCGGCCCGAGCGATCCGCCGAATCGAGCCACTGCCTGGAGGAACCCCCATGCTTCTGTGGGCTTGCCCGAGCGACCATCCTTCATCCCGAGGTGGTCCGGTTCCAGCCGTCTCGTCTGGCCGCGGAAGCTGACGTTGAGCACCTCGTCGGCGATGAGAGTGAAGGTGAGCTCACCCCAGGCGGCGTCAGACGGAAGTTCCCAGACCGGCTCATATCCGGCGGTGCGGGTCCGTGCAGCCAGGGCCTCCCGGATCTGCGCGAGCAGGATGGCCGGGGGCTGGAGCCCCTCAAAACCGGCGGCACCGAACCCCACAGCTTCGGACAGCGGGATCACCTGATGGCCGGCGGCCACCAACCGGGCCTGAACGGGTGCGGGCAGCGACGAAGGGCGTGGAACCAGCACGACGCTGCCAGCGGGATCGAGGCCTGCCATCCTCAGCTCATCGTCGGCGAGCGGATCCGCCGGGCCCGGAAGCGCCAGGAGGATCGGAGACGCCAAGCCAGCGGCAAGAGCATGCCGCCCGACCAGCATCACCCTCCCTGCTCCGAACGGCCGATCGACAGGCTCGGCGCCCAGGGTGCGGGAGAGATCGCGCAGCAGCTTCGCGCGGTCGAGCGCGAGGATGGTGACATCGGGTCCCGTCAGATCGAGCGGGTCGCAGACCTGGGGGCAGGAGCCACAGACGGCACGGATTGCGCCGTTGGCGCCGGTGACGACTCGCCGGGGGCAGCCGTCGCCGCCGGGATACGGGCACATGACTGCCGTCGTCCGGCGCCCGGTGCTCTTGAGGTAGGGCTCGATGTCGCACCATTCGGCGCCAAGGATGTCGACCCACTCCAGGCGGTCGGTCGCTGCGCCGGGAACCTCGTCAATCGCCTTCCAGAACCGCCGTAGCCGCTTCATCGTCGTCCGCGCCCTGGTTCGTCCGGATGAAGCCTCTCTCCTTGAGCCAGCGCTCGACGAGTTCGCTGTCCTCGTTCCGTTCGTACCGGGCGATGCCGGGCGGCCGGATGGTCACGGCGCGTTTCTTGTCGGAGCCGTCGAACTTGACCTTGAAGGTTGCACTGACGAGGCGTCCGCCGATGAGGCCGGGTCCGCCCCGCGCGGCCAGCGCCGCGAGGACGTTCTCCGCCCGGCGGATCTCTACCTCCTTGAACGGGCCACCCCAGTATCGCCGGCATTCGACCAGGCGCACGGCAGCGATCCCGTCGATGTCGCCGACATCACGGGCGGCCGCACCGTCCTCGATGACCGGGTCCAGGGTGAACTTCTCGGAAGGTGGAAAATGGTCCTCGTTGCCGAAAAGGAACTTGCCGAACGTCCTGAGGTAGAGCTTGCGCTCGCCCTTAGTGCCGGCGTGAACACCAATCTCGCCATACCGCTCGTCGTCGATGAGAACGTCGTGCTGCTGCGGCCCATAGAATTGGGTCACGGCGCGACCGTCGTCCTGGTGGCCGGCCTCGCGCCGCATCGGAAGGCCATGCCGGATCAGGATCCAGACGAGCGGGGCATGCCGGAAAACGAAGATGCGACAGACTCGGCCGCGCCGATGGTCCGCGAACCACATATCGAGTTCTGTCTCGACCTGCTGCCGAAGATCATCGTCGAGCGCGGGGAATGTGCGCTGCCCAGCCGCTCGCGGGGCAAAGTACTCAAAGTTCTGCTGCTTGCGGGCCACGTCCTCGGCGTGGCGCGACTGGAGCAGATCGGGGGCGGCCAGCCAGACGTCGATGGCGAGATCCGCCGGCGTCGCCTGTGCGTCATCGTCGAGCGCGACGCCCTGACGCCGTGCGGCGGCGATCAGCTCCTCCATGTCCTCCGCTGAGGCGGTCTCGTGGACATAGTAGAGGGCGTCGACCATCTCGCGCGGGGTCGCGTGATCCGGCGTTAGCAGGATGGGCGCGAGGGATTGGTAGTCGATCTCCTCCACGGGGTCGGGGAACTCGAAGCCGCGGCTGGACAGGTAGCTGCACCAGGGCGCGAAGAACGCGCGCAGCCGCCGCGGGTCCAGACTCCTCAGCCGATCCAAGTCCGTGAATTTCCGCGGGTTGAAGGAGCCCATGAGGCACAACCGCCGATACGCGCGAGCGAAGAATATCGGGCCCGCAACTCGGCCGTCATCTGTTCCCGCATCGTGCCAATCGCCCCCGGGTGCAGCCCGACATCGGGATGGGGCCGACGGTATGTACCAGCGACAAGCCCCTTCGCCCTGAGGAACATGTCGCCTCCTGACCTGCGTGCTCTGCGTCTCACGGGCCTCCCACCCCATCTCCGCGAGGTGTGCGACCTGCTGGCGCGCGGCCTGCTGCGGCTGAGGAGCCGCGCTGCCGAGGATCTCGCCCGCGACGGCGAACAGGCCCGCGAGTCGCGCGACATTCGCCTACACTCCTCGGCCCGCCAGCGCCGTCATGCGAACCCCGAGAGAAAGGGAGACGCATGACACAGACCAGACGCAAGCCGCCGGCCGCATCCGAGGCGCCCACCCCCACCATCCCCGCCATCCCGAAGCCCGACGTGCCGGCGCGCCTCGCCGCGCTGCCCGGCCTGCCGATCGGCGAACTCAAGGCCGAGTGGCGCCGCCTGTTCGGCACCGAGCCGCCGCCCTACAACCGGCGCTTCCTGGAAAGCAGGCTCGCCTACCGCATCCAGGAGCTGGCCTATGGCGGCCTCAAGCCCGAGACCATCGCCCGCCTGGAAGCGCTGGGCGAGCAGATCGACGGGCGGAACATCACCCTGCGCCGCATCCGCCACGAACAACGCCCCGTCGCCGGCACCCGCCTGATCCGCGAGTACCAGGGCGTCGAGCACACCGTCACCGTCACCCGCGACGGCTACGAATGGCAGGGCCGCCCCTACCGGTCGCTCTCGGCGATCGCGCGGGCGATCACCGGCACCCGCTGGAACGGCTGGGTGTTCTTCGGGCTGAAGGCCCAGCGAGGGCAGGCATGAGACGCCCGGCGACGACCGCGGCGGAGGCCCCCATGCCGGCGAAGCTGCGAAAACTCCGCTGCGCCGTCTACACCCGCAAGTCCACCGAGCCAGGGGCTGGAGCAGGCGTTCAACTCGCTCGACGCCCAGCGCGAGGCCTGCGAGGCCTACATCGCCTCGCAGCGCCCCGAAGGCTGGGTGCTGGTCCGCGACCGCTACGACGACGGCGGCGTCTCGGGCGGCACCCTCGACCGCCCGGCGCTCAAGCGCCTGCTCGCCGACATCGAGGCCGGCCTCGTGGATGTGGTGGTGGTCTACAAGATCGACCGCCTCAGCCGCTCGCTGATGGACTTCGCCAAGCTGGTCGAGACCTTCGACGCGCACGCGGTCACCTTCGTCTCGGTCACGCAGTCCTTCAACACCACGACCAGCATGGGGCGGCTGACGCTGAACATCCTGCTCTCTTTCGCGCAGTTCGAGCGCGAGGTGATCGGCGAGCGGGTGCGCGACAAGATCGCCGCCTCGCGCGCCCGGGGGATGTGGATGGGCGGCCCCGTCCCTCTCGGCTACCGGGTCGAGAACCGCAAGCTGGTGGTGGACGACGCCGGCGCCGCAACGGTCCGCCGCGTGTTCGAGGGCTTCGCGGAGCTGGGCTCCGCCACAAGGCTGCTGCCCCTCCTGCGGGCGGAGGGGCTGGTGACCAAGACCGGCCGGCCCTTCGACAAGGCAGCGGTCTACAACCTGCTGGTGAACCGCACCTACATTGGGGAGGCGGTGCACAAGGGGAAAGCGTATCCCGGCGAGCACGCCGGCATCATCCCCCGCGAGCTCTGGGACAGGGTGCATGCGATCCTCGCCGAGAGCCCGCGCGTCCGGGCGGCGCGAAACCGCGACCGGCCGCCGGCGCTGCTGCGGGGCCTGCTGTTCGGGCCGGACGGGCGGGCGATGTCGCCGACCCACACCCGGAAGAAGGGGCGGCTCTATCGTTACTACGTCAGCCAAGCCGTGCTGCAGGGCGGGGCGGCGGCGAACGACAGCGCGGTGCGGCGACTGCCGGCGGGCGAGATCGAGGGGCTGGTGATGGCGCAACTCCGCGCCCTGCTGCGCCAGCCGGAGGTGGTGGTCGGCACCTGGCAGGTGGCGCGGGCAGAAGGGCCGGACGTGACCGAGGCCGAGGTGCGCGAGGCGCTCGGGCGGCTCGACCCGCTGTGGGATGAGCTGTTCCCGGGCGAGCAGGAGCGGATCGTCCGGCTGCTGGTCGAGCGCGTCACGGTCACGGACGCGGGCGCAGAGATCCGGCTGAAGCTGCAAGGGCTCGCCGGGCTGGCGCGGGACATGGCGGCGAAGGAGGCGATGGCGGCATGACCAGCGTGACGGTGGTGGTGCCGATGACGATCCGCCGCCGCGGCGGGCGGAAGCAGATCATCGGGCCGGATGGGCAGCCGGTGCAGGCTGGCGGGTGCGGCGCGGGCGTAGCGGAGACCCGCGACGACCCCGCGCTGGTGAAAGCGCTGGCGCGGGCGTTCCGGTGGCGGCGGATGCTGGAGGAGGGGCGGTACGGGTCGATCCGGGAGCTTGCTTCGGCGGAGGGTGTCGATCGGGCCTATGTCGGGCGCGTGCTGAACCTGACATTGCTGGCGCCGGAGGTGGTGGAGGCGGTGCTGGACGGAAACCTTGCCGCGAGCCCCCTGCCCAGCCTCGAGCGTCTCGCCATCGCTCCTCTGGCATGGGCAGACCAGCGCGCCTCCTCGCCCGCCGCTGATGTTCCCGGTCCTGTTCCATGGTGGACGCCGGCGGCGATCCTGGCACACTCTTAAGGTGCCATCCGCCGTCATCGACAACCCCATACTCAACAGCCCCTTCGCCGAGCCGACCAGCCATTGGATGCTCGACGAGAATGGCATCCCCATGGGCTTCCCGGCCGAGGGGCGCCGCCGGAGCGAGTTCGTCGTCCCGGTGCCCCCGCCCAAGCACCGGGTGAAGGACCAGGGCAGCCTCGACCTCGAAGACAACTTCGGCCAGCGCAAGCCGAACGACTACATCAATGAGATCCGGTCAAAGGTCGCGGCTTGGCGGGCCCTAGGCTCGGCTGGCCTGCGCGCCACCGTCACGCCCGTCACCGCCCGCCTGCTCCAGCACTGGCGCGACCCGGCGCGCCAGCGCCGCCTCTTCTTCTGCCAGATCGAAGCCGCCGAGACCGCCATCTGGCTGACCGAAGTCGCCCCGAAGCAGGAGCTCGAGCGGCTGCGCGCCCTCAGCGCCGAGGCCAATCCCGACCTCCTGCGCATCGCCTTCAAGCTGGCCACCGGCGCCGGCAAGACCATCGTGATGGCGATGCTGATCGCCTGGCAGACCCTGAACGCCGCGCGCAGCCGCAACTCGCCTCGCTTCACCGACGCCTTCCTCGTCGTCACACCGGGCCTGACGGTGCGCGACCGGCTGCGCGTGCTGCTCCCCGCCGACCCGAACAGCGTCTACACCCAGCACGACATCGTGCCGCGCGAGCTGCGCGACGACCTGCAGCGCGCGCGCATCGTCATCACCAACTACCACGCCTTCCAGCGCCGGGAGACGATGGAGGCGCCGAAGCTCGCCAAGGCCATCCTCGGCGGCCGGGAGGGCCCGGTGCAGACGCTGGAGACCGAGGGCCAGATGATCCAGCGCGTCTGCGCCCCGCTGCTCGGCCGCCGGCGCATCCTGGTGCTGAACGACGAGGCGCACCACTGCTACCGCGAGAAGCCGGACGGCGAGGCGAAGCTGGACGCCGAGGCCAAGGCCGAAGCGCGCCGCAACAACGCCGCCGCGCGGCTCTGGATCAGCGGCATCGAGGCGCTACAGCGCGTGGTGAAGCACCC